TTTTGGTAGCATGGTTGGAACACGTGTAATTTTATTTTTGTATTGGGGTGGTATACCCAATTTATTAATGTTATGATATCTAACAATTTCTTTTAACTGTGAATGCTGATTAATATATTCAATTACATCCAAACTATGGTTACATTGTGGACTAAAAATTAGAAGGGACATATCTTAAATTAGATATCACTTTTTTTTACTGTAAAAAACACATTTTTATACATATTTTTTTATATACATATGATAGAGGGAAAAAATAAAATCTTTACCCGTTTTGGTGATTACCAAAAAAAAGTTTTTTTTATTTTATACAAAGTATCTTCTTGAGAATGATGTTGAAATTCAAAAATAAATTTTCTTTTTACTAATCACAAAAACGAGTAAAGATTTTAAATAAAATAAAATAAAATAAAATAATCATTAATATTAAATAATGAATACTATACTATTAATATTATTAATACTTACTGTACTCGTGACCATGTCCAGGACGGAAATGTTTACAGAGCAATTCGGATTATCCGGATATACTAAACCAATAGAACCTGTATTATTGAACGATAATGAGTTCGATTTATCAGAATACGAGGAATCGGGGGAAGATGTCGAAGTATCTAATAATCTTATGCAGGAAATGGTACTTGCAACAAATAAAGAAGTTTCTAGAAAAACTGGTCTCTGTACGTACATTATTGAAACAACTTCAATTAAGAAATATAAACACAAAGTGTCAAATCAAGAAATATACAGATGTATGTTTATGTGTGTGAAACACAAGGGATTTGCCGTAGGATTTGCAGTTACATCAGATTTAAGAATTATTGATAATCGAGCAACTGTATTAAGTGTGAGAACACAGCCTATAGATATTAAACCACCATCAGACCCAAGTATTTACCAAAAATCAATTAAGGGTAAAGAATTTGAAGATTATACAGAAGTTAGACAGAGTGAAATTGATATAGTTAAAAATACAAAAATAATAGATAAGGTTATATCCGATCCACAATCCATGTACGGTAAAATTAACATTTAAAACTCTTAAATAATTATAATGATCAGTATTCATGAAATAACACGTATAGCTGAAAAAAGAAACCACCTGAAAAAGGAAACATATACCAAAATTTATGAACAGATTTCAAAGAAGATACGTCAGTCAGTAGATTTGGGACATAAATATCTGTTTTGTCAAATACCTTCTTTTGTTATGGGGTACCCCCATTTCAATAGAGTAAAAGCACTACAGTATATAAAACGACAATTTGAAATAGGTGGATTTACAGTTCAGATTATAGGAGAACACGAATTATGTATTTCATGGAAACCGGATAAAAAATCAAGAAAAACTGAAAAACACGAAGACCCAGAGGATACAGAGGAATTTCCAACACTCGTAAACCTAAAAAAAGCGGCAAATAAATACAGGGGAAAATAAGTGATGCGTGAGAGACTTAAAGTTTAAATATGTAAATATACTACAAATATGAGCGACCCTTTAAATATACTCGTTGAAGCAAAACGTGAATACATAGGTCAATTATGTTTACTTATGTGTCCAGTTATGATTGAAACGTATGAAACCATGTATGAAGAAGCATACAAACTCACAAAGGGTCGAAAGGTTCTTGTAATGTATCAAAAACTTTTAAAAGAAGTTCCAAATTGGAGTGATGCCATGTCCAAACAACACACTGACAATATAACAAATAGATGTGCATGGTTTAACGACTTATTAGCTGCAGTTTTTGTAAGTTGTGTTAAAATTTTATCCGCGGTTCGATTAAATAAAGGTAATAAAAAAATTTCGTTGAAACTTCCAACAAACGAGGTTTTCATCCAAACGTGTTATAATAACGCAGCTAAAGATTTATACAGAGACCCATACATTTATCACGAAACGCAAAACGAACATGCTAGAAACGATAAATTATATGAACGTTTTTGTGTGTGTATCGAAACAACCGTAAAAGAACTCATACCGGTACAGCAGATTTTACAAACGTATATGTCTCAAACACAAGAGGGTCAGGATTTAGACCTCGAAGAAGCTGAAGTTGGTGACTCTGAAGATCCTGACCTTATTGATGGATACGAAGAGGAAACGTCAGAAGAGCCATTTGATGCCGAACCTCCAATGGAACAATCGATGGAACCTCCAATGGAACCTCCAATGGAACAATCGATGGAACCTCCAATGGAACCTCCAATGGAACCTCCAATGGAACAATCGATGGAACCAGAACAGGGGTCCCCATTCGATAACGAATTTAGAACTATTACAACAAAACCACAACCACAACAGGAAGAAGAAGGGGTTTTATTTCCAGACGCATCTGAAACCCGTGCAAAAAAAGTTGGCTACTATTAAATGGAGTTCGAAGACTATTTACGAGACCCCGCATGGGCAGGAATAATCGCCGGTTTTATAACCGCAGGATATATACACTTTAAAGCAAAGATAAACAACGAAGGTAAGCTTCCAGTCAGTGCATACACAAAACCAGCTGCACTCACAGCAATTTTAGTATTTTTTATTGTTACTAACGGATTAGGTAAGAAAGAGACCATATCAACGGAACCATTTTAATTTTCTGACTTAAAGATAATATACGTATTTACATTATAATATGACTTCCGTGACCGCATTTAATGATATGATGGGTCAATTTCTTGTGGAATTACACAAGACATTTCCAGAAGAAAAAGGCTTGAAAAAGTGTTTATCGGCTTTCGATTTAATGAAAGCTTCAAACCCACGTTTAGTTGTAGATGGGTTCATGAATGGTGTTACACCATACGCCGATAAGATTTCGTCTAAAGACGAGTCATTTTTTATCAAAGAATCTAAGAATTTGGATTTCATGAAAGGTGTAAATCTCGAAAAACACTGGGGAACTGCGTCCGAGAATACAAAAAGTGCAATTTGGCAATATGTTCAGACACTATACATGCTCGGTACAACCATTAGTTCTATCCCAGAAGACACACTTTCTATGATTGAGACAGTTGCAAAACAGTGTGCAGATAAAATGGGTGAAGATGGAAGTGAACTCGACGAAGCTGCATTGATGAAAACTATGCAGGGTATGTTGGGTGGTATGATGAAAAAATAAACTCACTATATATAAATGACATCTTGGTTTGAAGATCCAAAACAATTGGTTCGAGTAGACAAAGTTCACGAATTTTGGCCGTCAAAGACACAATCTTCAGCAGACCGTGTTAACGCGACTGCTCGTTTTATCATTTATGCGACATGTATAATATACCTCATACGACGTGATGCACGTATTTTTGTTTTGGGTGCAACCGCACTCGGAGTTCTTTATATAATGGAAAAATCTAATATGGTAAAGGAGGGTGTTATAAGACCAACAAACGTATACAATAATGAAGGTAAATCGTGTTCCATGCCAACAAAAGATAATCCCATGGCAAATGTTCTCATTTCGGATTATGTAGATAGACCAGACAGACCCCAATCGTGTCATTATCCAACCGTAAAAACCCCAGTAAATAATTTACTTACAGGTGACATCAAATATGGACCAGCCCGTTCGCGTTCATCTATGCCTGAACACCAAAGAAATGCATTATCGAGACAGTTTGTAAGTATGCCAGATACGTCCATCGGCGGTACACCATATTACGAATTTATCCATGGTAAAAGAGGTAATACGTGTCGCCAAGACCCACGATTGTGTAACCCAGACGCGAGAGGGGTTCAACTCGAGGCGTTTTCTGGACTCGATCCAAACGGTGATAAAAGAAGTGGTATGCATAGAGGTTCGGGATTAGCCCCTTAATTTTAAACAATTTAAATAATAAAGTAGTAGATACTCGATTTCCATAAACAAAATCTTTTGTAATAATAAATGGCGTATCAACTCCAACCAGGAATGAAAGTGGTTCAAGATCACGCGGTTCCAGCCGTTTGTGCGACCGAAGAAGTTTTTACATATCCTCAGCCCAGTACCCTTAACTATGGGTCAAGTAGACCAAACACCATGTTATATGGTACCGCTCCATATATGGCGGGTAAAGGTTCACCAGCACAGTACATTGACACGTCTGATCAACTCAGACCACAAAGTACATCTCGTTTCAATAAAGTTTTAGCGAAGACTTACGAAAGAAATTTTCACCCACTTCAAAATGTCGAGTGTAAATTACCACTTAGAACACAATCATATGAACCATCGAGTACCAGAGCCGAAATGCAAAATGGTTTGTTTCAGCAAAGATACCTCAATAAAAATCTCGCTAAGAAATAAGAATGGCTGATCCTATATCTATAATGGCTATAGCCGGCTTAGTTTATGCCGGTAGAAAATTAAGTCAACCAGACGAAAAATATACAGTAGAAGGTAATGAAATAGAAGAACCCGAAATCGTTTCGGATTTTTCGGATAGAGATGTCTCTATACAATCCGAGTACCTAGGACCTTTATCACCACTAGTAGAACCAATATATAATTCAAAACAAGAAATGGGTTCGTTCGCTGAAATTGCCCCACAACAACGATCATCAGGGGTTGAAATTTTGTCTATGAGAAATCGAATGTATGACGCGGGGCGAATGAATAATCTTTCACCAATTGAAAAACAACTTGTCGGACCAGGTTTGGGTGTTGGACCAGAAGTTCCTGCATTTGGAGGTCATCAACAGTTGTTCCGTGTTAACCCAGATAATGTTGGTGCGTATCGCTTAACGACTTTACCTGGTAGGTCGGGTCCAGCCTTTGATGCGAAGGGTGGTAGACGTGGTATTGTCGGTGAAGTTGCACACAATAGACCAGAAAAGACAGCCTTTTTACATGGTCGTCTTCCTCCAGTTGCAGGCAGAGCACAGGGCATGACTGGTAGAACGCCAAGAGCGGAACACGAACGTACAAAGAAAACAACAAATAGATCCGAAACGGGTTCGAGAACTGATACATTAAACTTTGCATCTGCAAAGAGAACCGTTTCCGCACTTACACGTGCTCAAGAACCAACACGAAATAAAGCCGATGGTGCTATAGAACAGTATCAATATAACAATCAACCAGCCCCAGGTATATCAAGTTTTGTAGGTGGATACTTGAATACCCCGGCGACTAAGATAGGTGAAAAGAGAACATACGGTTCTGCATACACAGCCGAAGAACTTACGAAATATGGTTTCAGACCAGACGATCGTCGAGGTAAACCAAATAGAGCTGCGGGTCCAGGGCGAATGAACGTTCGCGCCGACGCACTTAACCAGGGTGGTATGGTTACAAGTGTTCGTTCCGATACATCGAGAATTGATGGTCGAGTAAATGCCGCGAATGGTTCTTGGACACAACATTATAGAAATAACGATTATCATAAATTCAATGCTTATAAGGGACACGAAAATCCAAATGCTACAAATATGAGTTTGGATACAGCTAGAAGACAACTTTCAAGTAACCCATTAGTTCATAGTCTTTCTTAAATAACTAAAAATTTGAGACATACACTCATTAAAATAATGCTCCTATATTTTAATGAAGGTACACACCTTAGATATAGACAGTGGTGAACGAGACCCAGTTTTATATTCAAATCCAAGTGATTATGTTGTCCACTTAAAAAACCCTATTTATGATGTGACTAAAATTTCACTTATATCAGCACGTATTCATAATAGTCAATACCTCATACACTCCAGGAACAATCAATTTGATGTTTTGACAAACGGTGGTAGTACTCAAACGGTAACTATACCAATTGGAAACTATAGTGGAGAAGAATTAGCCGCGGCGATTAATACCAACTGTACCATAATTACAGGTGCAACTTTTGATAAAGATACAAATGCTATAACGTTTACAGGGTCGAGTGATTTTACATTTTTGTTTTATACTGGTACAAATGGTTATACATCTGGTACAAATGGTTACACAACGCCACATGATGTTTTAGGTTTACCAGCTTCAAATGTGTCATCAACTTCGAGTTCATTAGAAACTGGGAGTATTAATTTACAGGGTGCCGATGCAATTATAGTTAAATTGAGTAGTGGTTCTGACGAATTTAACAAAACCGTGTTTTCCGAAACCCCCTTTTATACAGGGCGTATACTTCTATGTGGGGATGTAATTAACTTTTCGGGTGTTGACGATACAGTTGAACACAATTTTGATTCCGGATCACAAAAAACGATATCAAGTTTACGTGTTCAGTTTTATTACAGTAGTAATAATCGATTAATACCATATGATTTTAGAAATGCGAATCATATACTTAAACTCGCAGTGACGTGTTCTACTGATAAACTTGAGAATATTGCTAAGGTGGAACGAGACTTTTCTCTTCCACCACCTATGAGTATCCCCGAAATGGAGGATCCGCGTAGATGGGATGCGTTTATATCTATATTTATGGTAGTTGCAACCGGTTTATTTTTATTATTGGTTATGCGTAAGCCTAAACTTATCGAGTAACCGCGAAGATTGGGTTGGGTTGGCTTTTG